GACAGGGCAAAGAGTAACAGAGTGGACAGCACGGTAGGCGATGACCGTAAATCAAGCAAAATAGTAAATGCAAACGACGAAAGGTTTGCTCTAGCCGCTTAAGGCTAGATGGGGTTTCGCCGGCTGTCCTTATTATCAAATCAGTCGGCAATTACATTCACACAAAGGAGTAAGTATGAAAAAAGCAATTCTTGCTGCATCATTGATGTTTGCGGCTAGCGCATCAGCAACTGATCTAACCGTTATGACTGGACGCGATAAAGTTTACAACAAAGATTTGGTTCAGTATTCAGTTAGTCAATCTGTTATTGGTCTTAAAGTGACTGGTTCTCTACAGGATGTTCGTGATACATACAGAGCAATGGGTGTGTCAGTAGGCAAATCTTTTGATTTGGGTAAGAATTTTTCTCTTACTCCTGCTGTAGGTGTCCAACAATTTAATCCTCAAACAGGTAAGAACGGTTGGGCTTCAACTGCTGGCGTAGGTGCCGCATATGCATTGAATTCTAATGCTGCAATTGTGGCAGATGTTACACGCCGTTTTGATATGAGTGATGCGAAAGCATTTGAAGGTAGCCAAAGATCAATTGGTCTCCGCGTATCGTTCTAATGACTAGAGTTTCGATAGGTTCTCTAAAAACCTATCATCTTTTTGAGACTATATTATGAAAATCTATATCAACAAATACAAAGATCATTGGATTAGTCCTTATACGATGCTAGACTATATCTTCTTTTGGAAAGATTGGTCTAAATGCAGTCGCACATGGAAAATAAAAGACTCTGTAGATGATGTTGATAATATAGAGAAAGGTGAAAAGTCTCGCTTCATTGAACGACCTGATTGGGTTGATACTTGGTCTGATCGTTTGGTTCCCATCAGCATGGCGATTCAATGGGTGTGGGACAAAATTGATCCAAAGATTGATTATGTAAAGATTGATAAGTGGGATACTTGGTCAATGGATCACACTCTCAGCAAAATCATTTTGCCTATGTTGAAGCAACTCAAAGATACCAAACATGGTAGTCCTTGTGTTGATGATGAAGATGTGCCCGATGAATTGAAATCTACTTCTGCGCCGCCAAAAGAGAGTGAACATGATGTTGATGGTAATCATTTTCAGCGTTGGGATTATGTTCTTGATGAAATGATTTTTGCGTTTGAACATAAACTTGATGATTCATGGAAAGATAAATTTTATGAAGGCACTACAGATTACATAAGCGTTCCTATTGACAAAGATGGGAATGAAGTGCCTAAGGGTGATCATGTTTTCTATCGAATAAAACACGGACCTAATCATACTTTTAAATGCGACCATGATGCACTAGAAGCGGTTCAAAAGCGTATCAGTAATGGTTTCCGTTTGTTTGGTAAATACTATGAAGGTCTGTGGGACTAATTGTGGATAAAAATTTAGAATCTTACTTGAAAGTTTATCACAATTTTGTTGATGATGATTTGTGTGATAGAACAGTAAAAGAAATGGATCAAATAAGTTGGCAACAACATACTTTTTATGATTCTATAAAAAATGATTTCAAAGCTCAAAGTGGTGATAGAGAACTAGATATTTCGTTTGGAAATGTATCTACGATTGATACCTTAATGCAAAAAGTATGGTATGGTTTAGAAAGGTACATGAAAGAACTGCAATTTAGTTGGTTTGGTTCTTGGGCAGGATATTCAAGAATACGATTTAACAAGTATTCAGAAGATCGAATTATGGCAGAGCATTGTGACCATATACAGTCTATGTTTGATGGCAACAGAAAAGGAATTCCATCATTGAGTTTCGTTGGACAATTAAATGATGATTTTGTTGGTGGCGAATTCGTCATGTGGCAAGATACTGTGATTCCAATGCGTAAGGGAACTGTTATAATTTTTCCATCAATTTTTCTATATCCTCATAGAGTTGATGCTGTTAAGAAAGGAACTAGATACTCTTTTGTATCTTGGGCTTACTAAATAAGTAACCAGCACTTACACACAAAGCTGGATAACACACACAGGAGAAGTTTATGTCTAATATGACACCGTTCGAGATTCGCCTTGAACTCTTAAAAATGGCGAAAGAAATGCTTTCTGATGACTATTACGGAAAGCGTGAGCAAATCAGTAACGATTGGTCCATGCAATGTGAGACCGCAAAAATCAAAGGCGAAACACCGCCTCCACATCCAGGCTTCCCTCAGTATCCTTCAGAAACTGATATCATCGCTAAGGCTCAAAGTCTTAATGGTTTCGTTTCGAACATTACTGTAGAAACAAAGGCAAGTAAGAAGTCTGCGTAAAAAAATTGGGGGCATAGCATCTCTCTGTGCCCCCATTTACACACAAGGAGAAAAAATGCTTAGAAGCATAACACTTACTATGACTATGGTTTTTAGTTTAGTTATGATAACTATGTTTATGGCGGAATCTAAAAATTATTCACTTCCATACAAAATCTATTATAGCAATCTAACTACAGATGCTCGTGAAGAAGTAGAGTGCCTAGCAGAAAACATTTACTTTGAATCCGCAATGGAACCAAAAGAAGGTAAACTTGCTGTAGCGTTTGTTACCATGAATCGCTTGAAGAGCGGTAAGTTTGCAGACAGTATTTGTGGTGTTGTAAAACAGAAAATTCAAAATGTATGCCAGTTTTCATGGTGGTGTGAAGACAAGCCAAAGGCAATGTCTGTGAACAAGGTCTTGACAAACAGCGACAATAAGTTGTATAATGCTATTCGTGATATCGCTTTGTTCGTTTATATGAACCATGAAAAGGTAGATGATCCGTCTAATGGTGCGATGTTCTATCATGCTGACTATGTTAACCCTCGTTGGCCAAATATGATCAGAACAAACATTATAGGCAGACATATCTTTTACAACCGTAAGTTTTATGAAAAAGGAGAATTAGTATGAAAGAAGATTTGACATTTCCAATATGCATTACCCTGATGGTGTTATCGTTTATTTTCTGTGTTGGATATTACCATGTCAACGATAGAAAATTGATGGCACAAAACATCGATAACGCAATCGCAAAAGGTGTTGATCCACTTTCTGTTCGTTGTTCGTATGCCAATGAGCGCGATGTAATTTGTGTTGCGTTTGCTGCTTCACAAAATAACAATATCGTACCTTCTAAAAAATAATTAGGAAATAATCATGCAAATCAATGTGAGCATTTATGATGAAAATGAAGAAGTATCTTTGGTTGGAAAATTCAACATTGCAAATCGAACTAAACTAGAAATTCTTGATGCAGTAGATGATATGCTTTCTATTGTAAAGAATTATGAGGAATCTGCTACTGTTGAAGATGAAGACCTTGAAGAAGAATATGAAGCACAAGGTACTGAAGAAGATTATGCCCAACCGTGGCAATCGGTAGACAATAGTAAACATTGGCAATGGACTGTTGATCAAATGACAAAGAACATCACTTTGAAAGATGTAGAACCTAGTTCAAACGGATACAATCCTAATGCCGACAAAAGATGAAATGGCAAAATTTGCTAAAGAGATTGATAAATTAGTTTCTGAAACCGATTACAATTATGTAGAAGCTGTTGCAGAGTATTGTAAGAGAACTGGTTTAGAAATTGAAGTGGCGGCAACATTGGTCAATTCAAATCTCAAAGCAAAAATACAAAATGATGCCATAGACAACAATATGTTAAAAGAAAAAGGTTCGCGTTTGCCTATATGACTGGTTATGAAGCATTCTCTCTTTACGAATCTCTCAAACTTCACTTCACAAAGGAATCATATGATTTCTTTAAATATAATGGTAAGACAAAGGTAAGTGTTCAGTCGTTTGAGAATCGTAAAGACAAATATCATTTTTATAAGTTGTCTCGTAAGTATCCTAACAAAGACACCATGATTGATTTTCTTGTGGCTAACTTTGTTGAGAATGAAAACATTTGGATAGGACAGTTGTTGGAGGAAGAAGCCCATTTACGGTATCTTTCGCGGCAAAAAGTTGTTCAGTCATTGTCATATACCTTTGAGAATGATTGCAAACTTATTTTTGAGCATTGTAAACTTAAATCTGACGATTGTAAACTTAATCCTAATGAAGTTCTGCAAACTGATGGTGAGTATCCAATACTTCTCACTTGTGCGTTACGAAAAGAAATTGCGATTGAAACTCTATGCATATTGAATCAGATTCTTGGGTTTCTTCCGATGTGGACAAAAAAGATTACTGATACGATTCGCTGGCCAATTTACAGGCAAAAGATGCTTAAGTATGCCGCTTTTTTGCCTGTAAATATTGTAGAATATAAGTTGATTCTTAAAAAGGTGATAGCAACATGAAAGTTTATTTGGACATGGATGGTGTTCTTTGTGATTTCAACAGGAAATATAAAGAACTATATTCTATAAAGCCGAGCCAAGCATCGCGTGATAACAAGATGTGGTCAGGTAACTGGCATGATTTTATTCAAGGTAAAAACTTTGAGAAATTGGATTGGTACCCTGGTGGCGAACAGTTGCTCTTGTTCTTGCGTAAGCAACATCCAGAAGTTGAAGTAGAGATTCTTTCTTCATCGGGTGGTCCACAATTCCATGATGAAGTGGCTAGGCAAAAGAAAGTTTGGTTGAAAATGCATCATATCGCATACAAGCCAAACATCGTACCTGGTCGCAAAGAAAAAAGTAAGTATGCTGGCAAAGGAATCATTTTGATCGATGACACACCAGATGTTATCGAAGGTTTTGATGCAGCTGGCGGTATCGGCATACTTCATAAAGATGTTGGCAAAACTATCGAATTATTGAAAACTTTGCTTGCATAGCGACTAAATAAAATTATATTATGTTATTGTGAATAAGTCGTTTATATACCGTTAATACTCCGTTTATACGAAAGGAAATACTATGAGTAGTTTTGCAAATCTAAAGCGTAATCGTTCTTCGATGGAAAAGTTGGCAAAAGCCATTGAAGCAACAGCCCAGCCCAATTCTGAGGCTGGTTCTAAAGATGATACTAGAATGTGGCAACCGTCTGTCGATAAGTCAGGCAATGGTACTGCCGTTATTCGTTTTCTTCCTGCACCTGCCGTTGATGGTGATGATGCACTTCCTTGGGTGCGTGTATTCTCACATGGTTTTCAAGGACCAGGCGGTTGGTTGATTGATAACTGTTTGACCACTTTGAATGAGAAGTGCCCTGTTTGTGAGCATAACAATACACTATGGAATTCAGGCATTGATGCAAACAAAGATGTAGCCCGTAAGCAAAAGCGTAAGTTGTCTTACATTGCAAATGTCTTGGTCATTTCAGATCCTGCCAACAAAGACAATGAAGGTCAAATCAAACTGTTCAAGTTTGGTAAGAAAATCTTTGA